GTCGTTGTTGTCGGTGGTTCTGTTGTTGTGGTTGTCGTTGTACTTGTACTGGTGCTTGAAGTAGTTGTGGTCGTTGCGACACCTGTTTGAGTGAACGCTGAATCGGGAACTATCTGCCAGCCTGTGTTGTTGATGTTCCACGCCAACATATAGCAGCCGTTACCGCCAGCCTCAAAATACCAGCCGTCAAGCGGATAGATACCTGCCTCGAAAGTGTTTGAGGTTTGCGCCGACCATGAGCAACCTTTGAGGGTCCATGCGCCGAACTCTGTCGTTCCGATCTTGACCGTGCCACCGTCGTCGGCTGCGACCATGAACTTGATCGTGTTGTTTGCAGGGATAGTGATGTAGCCGGTGTAGTGGACCATGAACATGTCGTTTGCACATTGTTGAAACGGTTCATAGTCGAAGTTGCGGTTGATGTTGTTTTCTACTTCTGATCCGCAGGTCGGCCAGACGGTGTCGGAGCGTGTCGGATTAACTTGGTTGATTGTGTAGCCGACCGCGTTCAAACCAGTTTGCGCGTCAGCGCGAACTATTGTCGGCCAGAACGACAGAACGATTGCTGGTAGCGGAATCAGCCACCTACTTAGATGGCGACCCACTCAAGTTCTTCTTCACTCCACCTATATGGTCCACCAGTCGAAGGCATTGGTGTTGGTGGTTGCCAATCGTTGTTTTCGTCTAACGTCCACGACGGGTATGGTTGCGGTGCGACAAATTCGTCGCGCACATGATCGTATGTGTAGCCGATGCCTGCGTACTGTTTGCGTATGTTGCCGTTGTAACTTGTGCGTACGCATTGTTGGCCACGAAAGTTGCCGTACCATGTTTCGGTGTCAAGACCTTCGATCAGTTCGGTTTCGTGTATGCCGACTATTACTTCGGTGACAATGTTGTTTGCGTCTAGAAATGCGTAGTGTGCCATTATGCCCAACTGACGTCGCCTGTGCCTGCGGTTATTGTTGTTACTTTATATGAACCGTCGGTTGCGGTTGAACCCGTTAAACCTGCGCCGATTGTAATTGTGTAATCGGCTGGAAATCGCAAAATAACTGTACCGCTACCACCGTTTGGTGATGCACCACCGCCACCACCAACCGTCACCGTGTAATTCGTGCTTGGTGAAAGTGTCAATGCGGTTTCAAGTGTCCCACCACCACCAGTAGCGGTAACAGTTGAACGCAACCCACCAGCACCACCACCACCTGACCCATTGTAGTTACCTGATGAACCGCCACCCGTGTTCGCTGCACCGTTTTCGTTCGTTGCACCGCTACCCGAACCGCCACCACCCTGACCGCCCGTACCACGAAGCGAAACACCACCGTCACTACCACCGCCACCGCCGCCAGCGTAATAAACCGATGACCCTGTTATCGCCACTTGCACACCGTCACCACCGTTGCCTGATTGACCGCTGACATTACCTGCCTGCCCGACAACACCAGCACCGCCACCGCCACCACCTGTTGCCGAACCGCCACCGCCACCAGTTTTACGAGCACCAGCACCACCACCAAAACCCTGATTCGCTGTACCTGAACCGCCAGGTGTTGGCGACCCACCAGTCAAATCACGGCTACCACCACCCGACCCACCATTACCGCCAGCGTTTTCACCTGCCTGACCGCCACCAGTCGATGTAATAGTTGAAAACGAACTATTACTACCGTTCGCTGTGTAACCGCCACCACCAGCAACAACGAGATAATCAACAACTAATGGTGGTGCGGCTGCGCCAACGCCTGCAAGAATTTGCATGACCTATGCCGACAAATTGCCGAGTGCGATCCATTCATCTGTGGCGATCTTGATACAAGTCGCAACAGAGTATTGATCTTTAGTTTTCAGTTTTGCTCCGCTTGATCGAATCGTCACCGTCGCCGCAGGTGTGATCGTCACCTGGCCGCTTCCACTTTGATACACATTGATCTGGTCGCCGACAGCGAACGCAACAGTTCCGCTCGCTGGGATAGTGAACACGACCGCGCTCGAGGATGTGAAGTTGACAAGTTTGCCTACATCTGTGAGTGCCGCGGTGTATGCGGTGCCGGCTTGGGCGTTGAGTGCAACTATTGATGTCGCCAAGATGTTGGCGTTGGCTGCGGTGAACACATCTCCGCTGGTGAAGGTCGGTCTGACTGACATATTGCTCCTATCCTAGTCCAACATCAACATCGTCAAGTTGGCTTGTATCGAGTATGAATGCGGTCAAGAGTTGTGCTTGACCTAGACCGAATCTTATCCGATGATCGGTCGGTGTGATGTCGTGGTTGACGGATTCAATGAACACTGATTCGGTGCGTGTCAACGGTAATCCTGTTTCATAGGTTTTGGTCACTGCGATTACATCACCGACATCGAGCGTGAGTACGGTCGGCCATAACGCCGAACCGCAAGCGTTCAGGCTGGTTGATATCTCGTCGAAACGGATCTTCGGATCCTTGTACTTGTTCAACAGGTTTTGTGCCAGGGCTGAACCCGCAGCTAAAGTATCCAAAGGCACCGAAGAAAATGACAAAGTTTGCACACCGTACTGGGTTTGACTTGTTGAATCTTGTGCGACCTGTGCGGCTGTGCCACCATCGACATCGATCTGAACACGGTTGAACAATGTTTCTTGACCGTACGCGACACCGATCGCCAAGACAGGTATCGCAGACACGGCCGTGCCACCGAACTGTGCGATCGCGGTTGAGAAGGTGAACGATATACGCGGATCAAACACGATCTGGTTCTTGCGGTTCGCCAGAAGTCGGCCGTCCTCGGCGATTGCGACAGCCTGCAACGCCGACAGTGTGTTTGTGTTGTCGGCGTATGCGACCGTGCCACAGGTCGCGACACCGGTTGAGATGTCGCGGAGCGCAGTCGAGTAGGCAACTTCGGCGCGATCCAAGATTGCTGACACTCGAGCCGAAGTCAGTTGTGATGATGGTTCGAATGCGGTCAATGATGTGCGCGACAATTCATATAATCCGTCTGCGGCGTTGATGGATGCAAACGACAGGTTCGGCATCTCATAGGTGATATCCAGGTCGGTGATCGCACCAACAAATAGTTCAGCCGTGCCGGCGAGAACTTTCATTGCGCGTCTCGGTGCGAGATCAAAGTTGCCTTCATACCAGGTTGATGCGGTGTTGGCTGGGTCAAACAGTCGGCCTGATGCACGATCGTCGGCCAAGATACGGCAGGTGCCTGGCGAGAACTGGTCAGTTTGGCTTCCTCGGCCACGCTGTATCGCGACCGCCAACACATACTCGGTCGCATCAACGAAGTCCGTTGAACCATCAAGAACATCTGACCCGTCAAGCGTCGATGTGTCAAGTATGAATGCGTCAGCGACCGCACCGACATCCAACAGAACCGAATATGCTTGACCCCACTTCAAAGTCTTAGGCATGATTACCTTTGCGAAACAAGTTGAGCGATCGCATTGCGATCAAGTTTCGTGTACTCCTGCAACACCCCAACGATCTGACGGCCAGCCTCAACACCGTTCGTACCGATACCGGTATTGATGACGATCGTCGGTGTGCCTTGTTCGGTTCGACCACCAGTCAATGTGGCTCCAGTGTTGGTTGGTGCCGGCACGGTCGGCAAAGTCGGTGCCGTAAAGGTTTGACCTGATGCACCAGCCGCCAACGCTGCGGCACGAATCGCATCAGCAAGATCCTTATATGCCTCAGTTTCACGCTCAATCGCTTCGGTCACATTCTCCGACGCCTCAGCCTGCGCATCCTTCGCTTCGTTCAAGTCCTGAAGAAGCGCATCATAGACAACCGACCCGACAATCGCACCGTTGACGACCTCGTTCAGTTTGCTTTGCGATTCGGTTTGCGACTCGGTCGCCTCCTGCTGTGCGTCGATCGCATCTTTCACAGCCAACTTCGCCAACGCCAAATTGATCTCGGCCTCACGAATCATCTGCGGACTCGACTCAGGATCCTTACGAACCTCCGCAAGCGTCTTCTCCGCGTCCGCGACCGCGAACACCGACTCCTCCACCCGATATCCTGCCTGCTCGACATTGCGTTGCGCGATCGCCAACTTCTTTTGCGCATCTTTGGCTTCCACCGAATCAGCACCATAACCAGCGACCGCTTTGTTGAATCGTTCTTGTGCCGTGGCAAGATCCTCGTCACGCTTGCCCAACTGTTTCTTCGCCGCAGCCGTCGCCTTCTGCGCCGACTCAAACGCCTTCTGACCACTCGTCACCTTGTTCAGAGCAGAGGTATAGGTTTCAAGTGCTTTCTTGGCGTTATCAATCGCCGATGTCGCTTTCTTCGCGGCACCTCCTCCACCTCCAGCACCCGACAATTCACTCAACTTCTTGTTGAACTCGGCCTGCAACTGCGCCGCAGTTTTGGTTTTTGGTGCAAGCGAACCATAACCTTCCAACAAAGGACCGATGAACTTCTGGACTGGACCACCTGCCGCGATACCGCGTTGAACTTGATCGAGTCTTCGCAATTCATCTTGAGTTACATTGGCTGCCGCTGCAACACCCAAGACACTGTTTCTGAAACCATCAAACGCGGCACCGGTGACCGCTGAATTTATTTTGAGACCGTCAAGAAGAGCGACAAAGTTTTGAGTTGCAATACCAACTTTGTCGAATCCGTCTTTGCCATCTTTGACTAGAGCGATAAGCGATCCGATTGCGCCACCAGCCAAGATGATTGGTTTGGCAATATCTATAAAGACATTCCCTATGTAGCCGACCACATTGACAACGGTCTCAACCATGTCGACTACCTTCAGTCCGAAGTCACCTGCCTGTGCTGCTGCCGCAACGAGCGCATCTCGCAAACTGCCACCACCTGACAGTTCATCGGCGAATGCTTGAATGACCGGCACCACATTCTTTTGGATGAATGCAACAAGTTTTTCGGCGATTGGAAGCAACGCATATCCGATGCCTTCCCATGCTTCACCGATTGAAAGTTTCAATATTTTCAGACGGCCAGAGAATGTATTTGCAGCATCACTAGCCGCACCACCAAATTGTTGATTCAAAGTTTCCACAACCGAAGCCAAGTCCTTCGATTTCTTCACATTCTCATCAATCGGAACACCTAACTTTGTGAGCGCACCTATATTGCCTGTGAAGGCCTTACCCAAGGCGAGTGAAACTGTCTCTAATTCGATGCCAGTAGCGGCAGATATATCTAACGCAAGATTCAGATTTTTTTGTGCAAAGTTAAGATCACCTGTTGCTCGCGCGAGGTTCGACAGGGCCGGACGAAGTTGGTCATCCGCAACTCCGACCAGCATTTGTTGTTTCGATATATATTGTTCGACCGATGCAATCTGATCATCGGTCGCTTGCATTGTGCGGCGCAACTGGTCGGCCAGAAGTTTCTGGCTTTCTTGATCTTCAGTTGCTGCTTTGACCGCAGAGAACGCCGCACCTGCAATGGCACCCGCGGCAGCGGTCGCAATGAGCGCACCCTTCTTGGCGACATCAAAGACTGCGCCAAGTGCATCTGATCCTTCTTTGCCAAGTTTCTTGAACGCCGTGATAGCACCGTCGGCGTTGCCGAGAATCTTTACAACGAATGTGCGCTCACCTGCCATGGTGAACGCAATTCTACTCAGTTAGCGAGCAACCGTTTTCGCAGGTCAGCCCATTCGCGTTGCATATCGCGATGAATCTCTTGCTGTGTCATGCCATCATATTGTGACAAGTCAACTGGTGCATCCCACCATTTCGGATCGGTGACGATTCTCGCCCACTTGCCACTCTTGACTTGAGTCGTGGTGCGAATGTTTGGTGTAGAGAATGTGCGTGTCGGTGCAGCGATGTCGGTGATCGTCGGGTCAAGGAATCGCCAACCTGAATGATGTGTGCGGAATGGTTGACCAGCCTCGTGTTGTGGCAGATAGAAGATACGGGCAGGGTCTTTGGTTGCTGGGTCGCCTTTGAGACGAAGACGCTCATGTGTCTCGTACCAAACTTCTTCCCAGTTTTGCACCGGCACCGCTTGCTCGAATGGCACGACGATGTGCCAGTGTGGATCGTTGTCACGATGCGACCAGGTTGTGTAAGCGAAGTGTATGTATGAGCCGAGGTCGGCCTGCTCGAAGGCTTCGCCGTCTAAGTCGGCGACCAACGCCCAGATGTGTTGAACATTGCGGTTGCCACGAGTCGTATATTCGCGATAGGTGACTGGCGAGTACAGCGAACCATCAGACTTGTTGGCTCGCTCTTGATGTTTGGCGAGAATAGATGCGAACTCCATCCATCCTGTTGCGATGGTCTTAGGGTAGACGGACTTGACCGACGGGAACCCGACGACTTCAAACATTGTGCAGAACCTCCACTTGTCAGGATAGCGAATCCTCGGCGGATTGCAAGTATCAAAGTCCTAGTTTCTTGACCACTCGGTCTATGCCGTCTAGGTATTCTTTGGCGATCTCGTTCTTGCGTTTGCGCACGGTTGGCCAGAAGAAGTATCCCGACTGACCTCGATGTCGCAAGAATTGCAGAGTTGTTCGGCGAACACCGCCACCGAACTCGGCACCGAAGAACACATCGGCTCGAGTCACCTTGGTTTTGCGTTTGCTGTTTGGCCGTGATCTTGAAACGAATGATTCCTTGCCACGCAACTTGATGGTTGGAATGCGGTCATTACTTGCGCGTAATCCTGCGGCGACTTGTAGAGCTTGTGCAGATCGGCTGACCGATCCTGCTTCAATTCGAACCTTTGCTTCTATATCTCGGGCGATGGTATAAGCAACGATTCTCATTTCTTTGTTGAACTCTGGAGATGCCTTCGAGAACTTGCGCAGAGTTTCAAATAGATCTTTGACGATGACCGTGTTGCCTGCAACTGATGCGCTGCCGGCACGACCGAGAGTTCCACCCGTGTCGCCTGGCAGATTCGGGAATGCTGAGAAGGCCATCACTTGATCCTTTGTGGTGGGTTTGTTTTGACACTCTTCCAGCGCAGATAGCCGAGCATCGTGTACAGCATTCTAGGTGACTCTTGCAGAAGTAGAGATGGTGCGATGTGTGTTTCGCAGGCGAGATATGCGATCAGCCAGTGGGCTGATTGTTCTCCAAAGGGACGATCACCGCAGAGTCGGTTCCAACCTCCACACTCTCGACAGTCTCAATCCATTCCTCAAATTTCATCGCGGTCTTCTTGGTGCGTTTCTCCGCGTGCCACGCCAACCAGGCGAGATCGGTGAGGCGTAGTTCTGTTTGAAAGTTTGCGACCGATCGATTCTTTTCGTTTTCGAATGCGATGAAGTCGGCGAACTGTGCAGTCACTTTCGTGGTGACAGAGTCAAGCGATTTGACTTCTAGATTGATTTTCATTCTTACCTCCTAAGTGTTAAGAACTATGCGGTTGCTTTTGTGATTGTTCCGCTGATCGGCCAGGTTACATCGGCTGTGTTCAACTCGCCCACGGCACCGTTGATCGGCGACCACTCCGTCACGAGTACTGAGGCAGTGAAACTTGGGTTGGCCGTGCTGACTGCTGCGGTGCTTGCTTTGATCACGATCGTGACAGCAGTTGAACCGACAAGAGGATAGATCAAACCTTCGACCGATGAGAACTCGTTGTGCAACGAAAGTGTCACAGAGTTGTCGATCAAACCAGCGACGCGAGTTACTGCGCCACCTGACCCGAACGAAGTTGTTGGTACTTCTGCGGCCGAAGTGCTGAGAGTAACAGCGGCAACATCAGTTGAGATGTCTGTACCGTTCAATGTGACTGATGCGTTGGTGAGAACTAACTTTGCCATGATTATTTATCTCCTGCCTTGTCGGCTTTCGAGGTTGATTTATCCGCTACCGGAACAATGCGACCCGATTGCAGAAGAGAGTCTAGATGGTCGATCTCCTCGCCATCAATAGTGGCTGGATATTGTTTGTCTAGAACGGTGAAACCTTCAACGACTTGATACTTTGCCATAGGCTAAGCATACACCACGACACGGAAGTCGACCGTCAGGTAGGTCGTGTCGTTGGCGTCCACGGTTGAGATGTTTGATGCTTCTTCGACGATCAATGTTTGGGCATATCCGCCAAGTGTTCGGTCGCCTTCGATCGCCGCACGGATGCCATTGTCATACGACAGATAGGTGTCCATCAAGTTTTGAGCGGTGCGTTCTGCTGCACGACCGACGATTACCGAGACCGTGAACACATGGGTCACGAGACCAGCCTTCATCGCACCGTGGTAGGTGATTGATTCGAGTGTCGGCCAGGCGATACCACCAAGCGACGGGTTGACCTGATCGGGTTGCTGAGCGTAAGCGCGAAGGTTCGTGATCGTCGCAAGACGGGTTTGTAATCCTGTTTTGAGTTCGGTGACTGTTGCGGTCATGCGAACATCCGCATTCGGCGATATGGCTCGACAAGTTGTGCGACATCTGGGTCGAGTGCGCGTGTCACTCGTATCGCACCCAAGTCTCCGAAGCCGGCGACGCCGAGCGGTGAATCGTAACGCTTGAAGATTCTTGAAGCCTGAATGATCACCGCTTGTGTGATCGGTTCAGGTATAGACGGCCAGCCGTATGTTGCGGTCAGTTGCACCAACGCTTCCGAACCGAAGTTCGCGTTCAATGTCGGGAACAGATAGTCGCCGACCGCACGAATCCGTGTGTACGGAACTGTCAGGCCGTCAAGGATTCCGTTCGTTGGTTCAAGTTGATAGTCGGTCGCGGTCCATGTCACATCAAACACGCCGTCCGCAAGTGTCGAAGTTTTGAGTGTGATCGTAGTTGAAGCGATGTCATCGATCTCGCAAACATACGAGTCGGCTGCGGTGAACACTCGAACAGTGGCCGAACTGTAAGCCCAGAATTGTCGGTTCGCATAGCCGTCGATGAGACGCGATGCCGCACCGGCACAGTTGTCAATCAGGTCATCGTCTTGGGTGTCGGCCGTGCCGATACGAAGAGCAGCCTTGATCTGGTTGCGTGTGGCATAGCCGTTCGTGATTGCCATAGTGTCCTTATCTTACTTCAGAGCATCTGTGTTTGTTCGATGAATGAATCTAGTTGCTCGGCCATCGTCGGGAAGTAGTCAAGATAAGCCTGATATGACTTGCCGACTTCTGTTCGAGCAATATCAAGTTTGCTCACACAATCGACGATGCCGTGAATCTTCATCGGTCCGCTGAGAAGATGATTTACATCCCATCCGTCTTGCTCGATCACGACGACCGGACAGCCACACAATGTCGCCTCATGCACAACCGCCGTATAAGCATCAAACGAGATCAGATACTCGGCTGACTGTAGAACCTCGGCCATTTCTTTGCGCGATGCAGGCCATTGATGCGTGATCTCTTTTGCACCGTCTGGCACATATCCTCGTGAACCTTTACCGACCCAAACAAGCACACCCGATCTTGCAGCCGTGCCAGGTTTGAAGATGTCAGGTTCTAGATAGGGAACATTTAGCACAGGATGGTTGCCGATGTTGGGATGCCAAACAAATTGAAGGCCGTCACGCTTAGCATGGTTCAACAACCACCAAACAACTCGATCCGAACCTGAAGGATTACCTTGAACGATTTCAGGGTAAATGTGGATGGCATCTTCAGGAATCCAATGGCACTCTGGCACCGACCAAGGATTAGACACGAATGCTCCGTGTGTCATCTTCATCTCGGCTTGTAGTCCGCGGTCGCGCAACGATTTGCCGAGCAGATATAGCACTCGAATACCACCTGATACCCGCCTGTAGTCAGGCGACCAGATCACATACGGCTTCATCAATCCCAACTCAGATCCAGTCTTCGTTGCAGATCCCACTGTCCTGCGTCAAGTCTTGCGTTGCGAAGTTTGAACAGTTCATGGTTCGAGTTGAATGTCGCCGCGTTCTTCGCCTGATATGCGACATCAGACAGAAGAGTCGACGAGTTGTCATGCACAATGATGTCTTGTGACTTGCGGATGTTTTTGCCGAGGCGCACGGCGCGACGCTCATAGTCGTTGTCTTCAAAGTATGCGGGATGGAATGCTTCGCAGAAGAGTCCGACTTCTTTGACAACCTGTGAACCGATCCACGCACACGCCCACTCTGGTGAACCCGTTAGATGAATCTCGTTCACATCACACGACTTCCAGAACTCTTCAAGTTTGTTCGGCATGAACCAGGCATCCGAGTTGAGAAGAATCCAACCCGCTGCGAACGGTGTCATCTTGATACCAAGATTCCAAGATGTTGCGACACCGAGATTGCTTGGCATGTCAAGGATGAATCGTTCTTCGTGTTTGCTGTTTCGTGGCATCACCAAACAGTCCTGTGCGATCTTGCCGCCGTTATCGATGATGATCAGTTTTTCTATTGGATAGTCCAGCGAATCTAGACACCGCTCGAGCAGGTCGTAGCGGTTTAAGACTGGGATGATTACGACCGGCACCATGTTGACAACTCCTTCATCGCAGGCTTCCAATACTGGTCGAATACCGTATCGGCTCCGTACCCTAGGGCATGGGTGATCGCGTCGTCTGAGAGGCTCCTAGGCGCGTCATAGGCCGCCTCAAGCGACTTCACGATGTCAGGCACATTCGGTGTGAAGAACCATGATTGCTGAGCCGCGTCCCACCACGGCTGACCCTCAACCGTCCAGCCGTCGCCAACAAGTTCAGGTTGCGCGGTGAAGTTTGAGACGATGACGCGACATCCGCAGGCTTGGGCTTCAATGACTGGTATCCCGAACCCTTCGCCCATCGAGCAGGCAAGCAACACATTTGATGCGGTGTACATCGCCGCCATCATTTGTTGCGGCAGACCGTGCCGATAGGCGTACTGATCGACAACCTTGTATCGGTCCTTTTCTACACCGCAAGCATCAAGCAAAGTTGGCAAGTTGATTCCAGCCATCGCGCCGTCAGGTTCGGTGTAGAGATACAGCACCGCATCAGGTTTGTCTTTGGCAAAGATTGAGAACGCAAGAATGTTCTCGGCCCACGCCTTACGGGCAGGCTGCGAACCTTTGTTGGTTGCAACCATCGTGACGACGAAGCGATCTTCTTCCCAGCCCATGAACTCTCGGCCAGTCATCTTCTTGCCGTTCGGCAAAGTCACAGACTCGGTTGATTGGAACACAGGTTCAATCGCATGAGGAACATACAGATGCTCGACTCCTGCGATGTCCAACATGCGTGAACCGAACTTCGACATCGCGATTGGTTTCACATTGTCGCGTTGCAAGAATCGCAATACATCTGGTGGCGTCGGTTGATGATCAATCGGAACCCACGACGCAATGTTCTTGAGTTGTTTAAGCGACTCAGATTTCAATACCCATACATCGAACAAGGTCATCAACAAACTTGGTGTTGATAGATCTTGGTTTGCCCATTCCATTGTGTGCGCGACGACCACATCGTCCGAATATGCGGCGAGTCCTTGAGGATAGATCTTGAATCCGTTCCAAGTCGATGATGAACCCGCGAGTCCGTACATCGCATGGACTGCTATTTGGTGGCCTTCTTTCGCGAGCCTTTGGATGACTTGCGCGGTTTGTTGGCCGTAGCCGGTTGCTGCCCAAGGTGCGTTTGAATACCAGACGATTCGGAGTCGGTCGGGATTGGTAAGTCGGATGTCTCTGGCAAGTGCGCTACGCCCGCTCGGATCAAACGCTCCGCTAATGCTCCTGGTATCTCGACTGGTACGCCCTTGACGATTACGGTCTGCCACATGATCCTCCTAAGTTTAGTGCAGAGATAGGAAAGCCTCGGCAAGTCCTGCACGACCTTGCCGAGGCTTAATCCTAGTCACAGTCCTCACGGACTGCCATGTCAAATTATTAGTAATGCTTCCCGATTATCAGGATGCGCCACCGATGAAGTGTTTGACATGTGATGTTGCTGGCAAATTGCCATCGACCCGGAGTGTAGCCCGGAAAGTGACTAAGCCCGCATTGAATGCGTAATCGTCGCTACGATCCAACCTGATGCCGCCAACTTGACGAACATAGTACGAAGGAAGGTGTCCGAAGATTACCGACTTCGCGCTAGTTGCTGTGTCTGCCATTGCTGGGTTCTCGAATACTGGGTATCCGAGAAGCAAGTCTTGTGCATCTGCGCTGAGTGCTGGTTGGAACACATAGTTGCCCGCTGTGTCCTTCAGTTTGCGCATTTTGCCGATTGAGGCCGCATTCATCTGGAAGCCCGAACCTGCCAAACGACGACCGGCTGTGTCTACCGAGTAGACCAAGTCGATCAAGTTGTCTGCGGTGAACACACCAGATGTTGCCGTTGCACCGGTCACGCCAAGGCTTGAAGCCGCGACGATGCCCTTTGGTTGTGATGAACCTGTGCCAGTTGTCAATGCTGCGTTGACTCGGTAGCCGAGTTCGTTGCCGACTTCGGTTGCCAAGAATCCAAGGATGTCAACACCTGCATCTTCGATCAACTCTGTTGAGAGTTGTACGAGGAACGAATACTTGTATGCACCCAAAGTGATGAACGAGTTGAATATTGGATCGCTCTCGCTGATTGCTGTGCCTTCACCAGTGATTGCTGCAGTTGAGTACTGAGCAAGCGATGGGATCTGAAGGTTCTCACCTGATGCCGTGTTCAAAACTGTTGAAGTTGAGAGCATCGGACCAATGTGACGAGCAAGCATGATGACTTGGTCGTAGAACGATGTTGGTACTGGTGAACCAGTCGAAGTCT